AAAAAAAACAGAAGAGGCGCTTGCAAAACCAAGGGGAAAGCCGTGTGTCAGGGTTCAAGATGCCAGAGTTCAGGCCGGAAACGTCACCTGAACCCCGAACCCCTCAGAAGACTACGGGTGGTAGACCGGTAAAATTCGACCCGACAACGCTGACACCCAGGCAGCGACTCGACTACGCGAACGCGCTAAATCGCGAGCGCGAAAACGAGGTTATGGTGGGCAAGCTGATAGCACGTGATGACGTAGAGCGCGCCAGTAGGCAGGATGGCGGCATGGTGCGGGCGGAACTGCTAGGGCTCGGAGCCAAGATTGCCCCGCAACTAGTGGGCTTGGATGAGGTCGAAATTAAGACTGTTGTGGACCAGTGGGCAACCGAAACGCTAGCGGCCTGGGCCTCGTGGGCCGGGGCGGAGGTGGAACGGTGAGGCGCGCGACCGGCAGCACCGAATGCCACCGGCTGGCGTACTGCGCCCCCCCGGCGCGTATTGCCCTCACGACGTGGATGGAGCGGCATATCATCCTATCAGCGCGGCAGCCCACAAAGTACCCCGGCCCCTACAGATTCCGCCTGGTGCCGACTCTGAGGGGGATTGCCGACGCGCTGGATGATCCGCGCATCAATACCGTGGTCGTGGTCAAGGGGGCGCAAACAGGGCTCACACAACTAGCCTATGGGTGGTTGGGCAAGGAGGCCGACATCGACCCAGGCCCGGCGTTGATTGTTTATAATTCAGAGGACAACGCGCGGAAGAACAGCAAAACAAGGTGCATGCCTTTGTTCGAGGATTCGCCGCGACTTGCAGCCCTGCTACCCGACAACCGCAAGGATGATTGGAATGTCCTAATGTACCGACTGAAAAGCTGCACACTCTACTGGACTGGCAGCAACTCACCGGCCAACATTGCCAGCCTGCCCATCCGTCGCGTGCTCGGGGATGAGGTCAGTAAGTGGCCCGAGCAATCGGGGGAAGAGGCGGACCCGGTAAACCTTGTGCGGCAGCGTCAAAAGACATACGGCACAACGCGCAAGGCGTTCTTTCTGTCCACGCCGACGTATGCCGGTGACGCGATTATGCGGCTGCATGACCAGGGGGACGCGCGGAAATACTTTGTGCTGTGCCCACACTGCCAAGGCTGGCAGGTGATGCGGTGGGCAAGCGTTAAGTTCGACGCATCTTTGCCCATTGCCGAGGCCGCGGCCGGGGCGCATTATGAATGCGAAACGTGCAAGGCTGCATGGTCCGAGCGCGACAAGCGTACCGCCGTCGCGGCTGGCGAATGGCGGGCAACTCAGAAGCCTGTTGACCCCACGGTTGCGTCCTTTCACCTGCCGGGGTTCCTCGCGCAGTGGGTGCGGTTGGAGGAGTTGGCGAGCAAGTTCCTCCGCACCAAAAGCAACCCGATAGAGTTGCGGGACTTCATCAACTCGGACCTTGGCGAGCCGTTCATCGAGGTGGATAACCACGTTCGCGCCGAAGTCTTGGCCGCGCGCGAGGCCGACTATGCGGCCGAAACAATACACCCGTTCGAAACGGAGCAGTTCGCATCGGCATACGGCAGCAAGCGCCGGATGACCTTTGGCGGCGTGGATGTGCAGCAAGAGGAGTTCGTGGTGGTGCTGCGGGAATTCACGATTGACGGCGAAAGCGCACTGGTTTACAAGGGCCGGTGCGCCACATTCGCGGGGTTGAATGCGCTCATGGAACAATACCAGGTAGAGGCGATTTGCATTGACTCCCGCTACCGTGCCGATGATGTGTATGCGGCCGCAACGACATACGCTGGCATTTGGCCGTGTAAGGGCGTTGGCGAGTTTAGAGTGCCGGGGCTATGGGAGGCGCAAATGCGCAACATCGATGAAGGGCGACGGGACGCCAAGGCGGGCCGCACTATCGGCGTGCTAATGTTCGACTCCAACGCGCTCCACACCATCCTGTCAGATCGGATCCACCGCGCACAATACGCCCCGGCGTGGTTTCTGTACCGCGGCGCGTCTGGTGATGCGCAGTATGTGCGCGAGATGACGGCGCAATACCGGCACGAGGGGCGATGGGTAAATCCGACAAAGCGGGACGATCATTACTGGGACGCGGAGGCGCTGGCCATATTGGCGGCTGATAAGGCGGGATACAAACCCGTAATGATTGCGGCCGAAGCGACGGAGGAAGAGGAATGACCTGCCCTAAATGCGGCCAACGGATAGCCGTGACTAACACGGAAGAACGCGAGAACGGCGTAGTTTTTCGGCGGCGGCAGTGCCGAAACCAGAAATGCAAGTTGGTTATAATCACCCGTGAAGCTAAGCACAAACATGACCTTAAAAAAATTATAGAACTATAATGCCGGACTAGACTAGTTGGCATACCATTGTCCCATCGGCAACAAATAGGTCCGGTGGAGGCAAGGCATTTGTCTAGCAATCTCGACACCCTCAAGGCAGGTTTGCAGGCGCGGGCGCTGGATTACTACGGCACCGACGCCGTGACGTATGCCAACGTGCTGGTCACGATTGATGATTACATTTCCGCGCGGACGCTCTATTCCGCCCTGGCTGCGCAAGCTCTCGCGTCTTACGGCATCCAGGGCCGCAACGCCTCCCGCCGCTCCGTTGCCGACGTAGAGCGCCAGATCCGTACGCTTGAGGGCCAGCTCGCCGCGTGGGGCATCGTTGACATCGCGCCTTGCGTGTTTACCGTGGACATGCGAGGGGCCACGCCATGAGCATCCTGGGCGATATAGGCAGGTTTGCCAAGCAACGCATTGGGACGTGGTGCCTCGGCTACGACGCCGCCTATCCGGTTTCGTCTGGCTTTCCTACTCTAAACTGGGGCGAACAAGTGCCCCGGTCGGAGGACGCGCTTGTTGGTGTTTGGGACCAGCGCCAACTCCGTCAAATCTGCAAACGGCTTTACCGCAACTGCGACATCGTGCGCATCGGCGTTAATCGGATGGCTGATCACGTCTGTGGGGCGTATGGCTTCATGCCGGACGCGCGGACAACCGATCAGGCCTTTAACGTTGCGGCCGAACGTAACTGGGCGCGTAAGGCCCGCTTTGCTTCCGATGATGACCGCATGAGCGACGCGGAAATATCCCGCATGCTGGAGCGGTTATACTGGACGGATGGCGATGCGTTTATTATTAAAACCCAGAACGGGAAGCGGCGGTGCTACGAGGGTGAAAATTGCTTTACGCCTGACGATAAAAAGACCGATAAATCCATTGTAAACGGAGTGAAACTCGACGCTAACGGTAAGCCGCTGGGATATTACATCCATGAGCGCGGGACTGATGGCGGGTTCGACGGGAAGACCACATACCAGTTTATTCCGGCCGAATCGTGTCACCACTGGTTTGATCCGTACCGGTTTGCCATGTATCGCGGGATACCAGGCATGGCACCAAGCGTGGACACCATGCGGCACATCAGCGACGGCACGCAAGCAGTGCTGCGCAAGTGGCAGCAAGACGGCATCCTTACATGGTTGCTAAAGACCGCAGGCGGGGTTAACAAGTTGGGCGGCATGATCGGACGCAGCGAGGCAAATAAGCCACAATCAACAGGCAAGCCGCAGTACATCCCGCTGGACAAAGGGGGGCAGGTGCTTGTGCTTGACAGCCTTAACGCCGAGGGCTTGGAGAGTTTTGAGAGCAAAACACCCGGCCAACAGTTTGAGCCGTTCGTCACTTTCAACGTGCGCAAGTTCTGCGCTTTGCTTGGGCTGCCCTATGAATTTATCATGCTCGACGCCAGCAAGGGCAACTTTTCGCAGGCCGTATTTGGCGTGCCCCTCGCTAAGCGAACCTTGGAAGTACGCCAGGCACACCACGCCAAGCCGCTAACGTGGTGGTGGTGCATCCAGACTGCCGACGCCATGGCCGCGGGAGAGATTGACGCCGCCCCGGTTGACGATTCGGGCCGCAGTCAGTGGGACGAGATTGAATGGGTGCCGCCATCTATGGAATGGGCCAGCCCGTTACGTGAGGCCAGCGCCGAAAACATGCAACTTGCTTCGGGCCGTAAGACCTTTGGCGGCATGGCGCGCGAATCGGGCGAACGGCTAGAGGACCTATGGATGCGCCGGGGCCGTGAGGCCGCGCTACGGATCAAGATTGCCAAGCAGATTAGCGCTGAAGAGGGCGTAGAGGTCACGCCGGATATGATCGCCAACGTTGTGGTCACGGGCGGGCCAGCGTCTGCCACTACGCCAGCCACGGCAGGCGAAGACGTT